AAAGGTGCTGTTGCAGGTTTAACAGGTTTACTAGATAGTGCTAAAGGTGTTGCTGGAAGTGCATTTGCGGCAATTAGCGGCGCATTACCGACACTAACGGTTGGGGTGCCACAAAATATTAAAGACATAACAGAAAAAGCACAAGCTTTGGCACAGGCGCCGACTGCTAATGCATTGACGGGAGCATTAAGTTCAGTAACAGGAGCCGTAACCGGAGCATTAAGTTCAGTAACAGGAGCTGTTGCAGGAGTTACTGGAGCAATTAATAATGCGGTAGGTTCAGTCACAGGCGCAATTGGTGCGGTTACCGGAGTTACCGGAGCACTAGATGCAGTTAATGGTGTTGTTGCAGGAGTTACCGGCGCAATCAACAGCACAATAGGTGCGGCTACTGGATTAATTAAAAATACATTAGGTGCGGCCACTAATTTAGCTACTGGTTTAGGAGCATTGCCGGGCGGTGGTGGTGTTGCATCAATCGTTAACAATGCTGTAGGAGCAGTTAATAGTGTACCAGGTGTGGCCGCAGTATCAGGTTTAATTAATACAGCTTCATCAATAACTAATGGTATAGCCGGGTTGGCAGCTAACCCACTAGCATCATCTAGTGCATTGACCGCGGCCGCAGGTGCAGCCGGTGCATTGACAAAAGGTTTAGATGACTTAAAGAGTGGTAAATTGACGTTAGCGTCATTGGCTAGTGCAGGTTTACCGGCTGGAGCATCTGCACAATTAAATGCCGCTATCAGCTCAATGAGTTCAGGTGGTGCAGTACAAATTAAGTTACCTACTATAGCTGTTAATACTACTGATAGAAGTGAAGTAGATACTTTGGGTAAGGATATACGAGGTGATTCAAGAATACCAGCACCAAACTTTACAGGTAATCCTGCAACAACCGGTGAATCGCTACCTGAGACTACACTTGAAACTTTTAATAAAAAACGTAGAGATCAGCGAAAACGGTTTAATGAACAATTTGAAATTACAAAAACAGCAAAGCTAGCATGGATAGAGTCAGTAGAAACATTGCCGGCAGGTGATCCAACAATAGCAGAATTGAAAAAGAAATATGAGACTGAATATTCAAAAATCTTGTCGATAACTGACGAACTTAATACACTCACATAAATATACTATAGGATAACAATATGCCATCATATATAGGTTTCAGTACAATTAACGCCAATAAGCCACGCTCTACTAATCTACCGGCGGGTATTGCAGGTGGAGTAGGTTCTATGGTGCAGCCAGTTATCCCTGGCAAAAAGTATAGACTAGTTGACCAACAATTAGTTATACAAGATTTTCTTAATGCACTGAATATTCAACAGGGGCAAAAAGTAGGAAACCCCGGATACGGAACTACTCTTTGGAGTTTTGTTTTTGAGCCTAACACTTTTGATGTACAGAACAAATTAGAGACTGAAATTAGACGAGTTGCTAATCAAGATCCAAGAATGATAGTCAATACTGTTAGCGCATACCCCCAAGAAAACGGTATATTAATTGAAGTAGAACTAGCAGTTTCACCCTTCAATAATGCAGAAATGCTTAGTGTTTTCTTCAATAATCAGACGAATACAGCAGTAATTCAATAATCTTCCAAAAGTAGTGTTTTCATTTAAGATAAATACTTAAAAGAGAATACCACTATGGCAACTAGTTCACGACAATCAGCATTATTCGGCGTCAATGATTGGAAGGCAATCTATCAAACCTTCCGTGAAGCCGACTTCCGTTCATATGACTATGAAACATTACGTAAAAGTTTTATTGATTATCTACGTGTTTACTATCCAGAAACGTTTAATGATTACATTGAATCAAGTGAATTCATTGCGTTAATGGACGTTATGGCCTTTATGGGTCAGGGTCTTGCATTCCGTAGTGATTTGAATGCCCGTGAAAACTTTATTGATACTGCTGAACGTAGAGATAGCGTTGTTAAACTAGCAAACCTAGTTAGTTATACTCCTAAACGTAATTTAGCTGGACAAGGGTATATTAAAGTAACAAGCATCCAAACTACTGAAAACATTACGGATCTGAACGGATACAACTTAAGCAATCAACAAGTATTGTGGAATGACCCTGCAAATGTCAATTGGTTAGAGCAATATAATACAATTATTAATGCCACATTGATTAACACACAACGAGTTGGCCGCCCGGGTAATAGTGCTCAAATATCTGGTATTAAAACAGATGAATATTCAATTAACATTCCATCAAACACTTTACCTATTGTACCTTTTACTGCGATTGTAGATAATCAAGCAATGAATTTTGAATTAGTTAGTTCAACTACATTAGATGAAGATTATGTATATGAGATACCGCCCGGACCAAGTGGTATAATGAATATGGCTTATCGTAATGACAAATTAGGTTACGGTAGTCCAAACACAGGTTTTTTCTTTTATTTTAAACAAGGAACATTGCAGAATTTTGATTTTAATTTAGCACAACAAATTTCAAATCAAGTAGTTGATATTGATATTCAAGGCATTAACAATACAGATACTTGGTTATATCAGTTAAGTACAGATAACAGTTCGGCAGTTAATAGAACGTTATGGAATCAAGTAGAGAATGTTTATGCTGATGCTTACTTGCAAACAGAAGGTAGTGTTCGCAGAATATTTTCAGTTGGTTCTAGATTTAACGACCAAGTTAGTTACGTTTTTGGTGATGGAGTATTTTCCGCAATCCCAGTTGGAACCTTTAGAGCATATGTTCGTGCAGGTAATGCATTGACATATACTATTGATCCAAATGAGATGCAAAATTTATCAGTTACATTAAGTTATATTAGCAGGCTAGGACGAACAGAAACACTTACATTAGGATTACAATTACAGACACCAGTGTCAAACGCACAGGCAAGAGAAACATTAGCAAACATTAAACAACGTGCCCCTACTCGCTATTACACACAGAATAGAATGGTTAATGGTGAAGATTACAACAATTTCCCATATACATTATACAGTTCTATTATTAAAAGTAAAGCTATTAACCGTAGTTCTGTGGGTGTATCAAAAAACTTAGACTTGTTAGATCCAACCGGAAAATACTCCAGCACAAATTCATTCTCAAGTGACGGTGGTATGTACCAAAATGATACAGATGGTAACATATTATTAACCATTAACACATCTGGTGATATTATTACATTTTTAACAGACACATTAGGTGCATTACTAGCAGATAATCGTGCAAGACAATATTACATTCAAAATTATACAAGGTATAATGTTAATACAGCATCAGGAGACGGCACTGTATATTGGCAAGAACAAACAGTTGATGCTAGCAGTTTAACTGGTTACTTTTATAACATTAACGGTAGCGATAACACTCCAATCCCAGTAGGAACATATTCTACATATAATATGAAATATGTAACTAAAGGTGCAATGATGAAATTTACTGCACCGGCTGGATATTATTTTAGCCCCACAAATCGTTTAATAGCTGGTATTGCTAGCCCATCTGACCAAACTTATATATGGACTACAGTATTAAATGTAGTGGGTGATGGTTACAACAATGGTGAAGGTGCATTTAGTAACGGGTTAGGACCGGTAACATTAAATGGTTATGTACCTCAAGGTGCAATTGTCTCTACTATATTACCTGCATTTGACAACTCATTACCAAATATAGTAATACAAGAGTGTATTGTTAGAATGGAACTTAATCAAAGTTTCAGTTTAATATTTGACAACAGTTTGACTATAGCACAAGATCGATGGAGTATTGGTACATATGATGCTAGTAATTATTTTGTAAACATACTAAGTATAGGAAATAATCGTTATAGCATATCATATCGTGCATTAGCATATTATTTTGGTAGTGTAGCTGATACACGCTTTACATTTGAAAACGGTAAATTAGTATATGATCCGTTTAGTGGAAAGATATTACAAGACTTTGTTAAAGTATTAGCAACTAATACTCAACCTAGCAGTAACTATCCATTAGCAACACCTGTAACAGCAAGTATTATTGGTCAGACAGTTGAGAGTGACGGTTATGTAAATGACTTTGAAGTTGAAATAGCTAGTATAGATGTTAATGACAGAACCATTGTAAGTAACCCGGATTTCTTCACGGAAGTAACCGGTTATCTTAATGGTAATGCCAATATAGGCATTTACACATTCTTTGAATTGTTACAAGACGCTGTTAATCTTTCACGTTATCAATTAATAGCATCAAGTAGTGTAGTATATCTATATTCTACTAAAACACAAATTGAAGTAGTTAAATATGAATATCCAGAAGGTCAATTGTTCTATGCATATACAGATAATTTATTTTACACAACAATTCAAGACCAAACAGTTAATACACCATATTATGTTGTAACTGAACAACCACAATATATTATGAAACCAGGACGTCAAGGTTTACAATTTCAATATCGTCATAATAGTAATAACACGACTCGTATTAATCCGGCAACTACAAACATTATTGATTTGTATGTAGTTACGCAGGCTTATTATACTGCTTATCAAAATTGGTTGCAAGATATTACAAATACAGTACCTATACCAGATAAACCCACAATTAATGAATTAACACAAGCATATGGATCATTAAATGATTATAAGATGTTAAGTGATAGTGTAATTTTAAATAGCGTAGTATTTTTACCATTATTTGGATCTAAAGCACCAACTCAATTAAGAGCAACAGTTAAGGTTATTAGAGCAGGCAATACAAATGCAAGTGATAGTGAAATACGTAGTGCTGTTCTTTCAGCAATGAACACGTATTTTAATATTAACAATTGGAATTTTGGTGACACTTTTTACTTTAGTGAATTAAGTGCATACTTACATTCTGAAGTAGGTGATTTAATTAGTTCTGCTGTATTAGTTCCAAATGACCCTACAATGAGTTTTGGTGATTTATATGAAATTAAATCTGCACCATACGAAATATTTGCCAACGGAGCAACAGCAAATGATGTTCTTGTGATTGCGGCACTTACACCAGCACAGTTACAGATACGATAAGTAATATATAACCATAGAGAGAAATAATGGCAACAAGAATTAGAACATTAAATTTTCTACCTGAAATATTTAAAACAACGACCAATAGTCAATTTTTAAACGCAACATTGGATCAGATAGTAGACCAACCAAATACTAAACGAATTCAGGGTTATATTGGCAGTAGATTTGGGTATGGTGTCAATGCTAAAAATTATTACGTAACAGAACCTACAAAAACTAGAACAGACTATCAGCTTGATCCAGGTGTAGTATTTCTAAAAAAAGATACAAGCACAGCACAAGATTTTATTAGTTACCCGGGTATAATTGATGGATTAGAATTAGAAGGCGCCCTGATAGGTGACAATAACAGATTATTCACAAGTGAATTCTATTCATGGGATAGTTTTACTGACTTAGATAAAATTATTAACTTTAATCAATACTACTGGCTGCCCGAAGGTCCTGAAGCGGTAACAGTAAGTACTGAAACAGTTTACAATGCTACTGATTATATCATTACAAGCACTCCAAACGGATATTTAGTAACTGCCACTGGCCAATCACAGGGCGCTACTAATCCTGCACTTACACTATTACGTGGGGGTACGTATACTTTTAATGTTAATCAAGCTAGTGATTTTTGGATTCAAGGTATGCCGGGCATTACAGGCTATGATCCAAATCAACCTAATGTACAAACACGTGATGTATTGGGTGTTAATAATAATGGTGCTGACGTTGGAATAGTAACATTCACTGTTCCTTTTAAAACTGCACAAGATGAATATATTTTACCCGGCAACAATCGTGTTGATTTAGTAACTACTTTATTATATTCAGATGTTGAAGGTGTGTTACTTAGTAGTTTAACAAATGGAATAGATGGTATTACCTCACTCGACGGCCTTACCTTAATGTTCTATAACAATGAGAATGAGACAACGTTCTACACAATTACATATACCGGTACTCCTACAGACCCTACAATTACATTAATTGCAGGTGATACTATTCCTGTTGAGGAAAATGTCACAGCAAATTTTGGTACAGAGTATATTGGTAGAACATTCTATAGAACTACCGGTGATGTAATTACGTTAATTCCTTACTTAAGTGCAATACTTGATACATTGTATTATCAAGATGGTACATCAAGTAATAAAGTAGGACAAATTAGATTAATATCTAGTAATACAACTAATCGTATTGATGTGCTTACTGATATTATAGGCAAAAAAAATTATACATCTCCAAATGGTGTAGTGTTTACTAATGGATTAAAAGTAATATTCTCTGGCGAAATATATCCTGTTAGCTATGAGAATATTAGATTTTATGTTGAGGGTGTGGGTACAGCTATACAGTTGATTCCAGTAACTGATTTTGTAGCTCCGGAACCCTTCACTCAAGGTACATATATACCTTTTGACACCACACCATATGATATAGGAAATTTTGATGTTAATTTGTATATTCCTGTATTACAGGATTATATTACTATCGCTAGAAATAGTATTGATAAGAACCCGTGGTCAAGAAGTAACAGATGGTTTCATATTGATGTAATTAATGCTACTGCTACGTATAATAGTAATCCAGAGTTAGCTACAATATATGCTACTCCTGAAAATAAAGCCAACCGTCCTATTATTGAGTTTTACCCTAATTTGCGGTTGTTTGATTCGGGTGTTGTTGGTAAACCACCAATAGACTTTATTGATTTTAGGACAACCGATGCATTCAATAATGTGACCGGTGTTGCTGGGCAAGAAAATTATTATCCTGATGTAGAAGTGTATACAGCATATACCGCAACTATTAATGAATTATTAGTTGCAGGTACAAGTACTACAATTGATATACTTGCATCTGATATTACCGGCTCATTTCAAGTTGGTCAATATATAAATGATAGTACTAATTTGTTGCCAAGAAATAGTCAAATTACTACCATAACCGGCACGACAACATTAACTTTAACTGTATCTTGGTCTGGTTCACAGACTGTAACAGGTGGGGTTAATTCATCATTAATAGCCAATGATATACAAAACGATAGTTATTCTCTATTTGATGGAGCACGTATTGTATTTGCTGCCGATACTAAT